CCCTGACATCCCTGCCGCATCATGCCCCCATGGGAAACAACCGTGAGGGGCATGACCATGCAGCAACCTCCGCTGATCAAGTACAACCTGAAGGATCGCGGCCGCCAGCATCGCGGCGTGGAGCGTCACTTCGACATTCCGGCCATTGTGGCCAGCATCAACGGCCCGGCAACTCAGGAGCGCGTGCAGACGCGCGGCATGCTGGGCTACTTCGGCCACTGGCCGCGCGTGCGATTCGGCATGGAGCCCGCCGAGGGCGGCCTGGCCGAGGGCAAGGCGCATGCCATCGAGCCCGCCGTGGTCACCACCCACCTGAAGGCCTACGACGACGGCACCATCGAGCACCAGACCGAGTTTCTGGACACTGCCACCGGGCAGCTGGCGTCGCGCATGTACGCCAACCGGGTGGGCGGCTTCTCGACCGCCATCGATCCGCGCAAGCCCGAGCTCTACGGCTTCGATTGGGTCAACGACCCGAACTACTCGACCAACCGCGGCTATGACCTGGTGCTGGACAGCGTGACCAGCGGCGAGATGACCTTCGACGACGTGCTGTCCGCCGAGCATGCCGAGCAGGTCGACGCCATGAACCGGCTGTTCGAGATGATGGAGGCCAACCTGCGCCTGGCCATGGATTCGGCGACCCGCTTCGAGCACGAGAACAGCGAGCTTCTCGACCTGCTGAGCAAGCGCGAGGAGCAGGCCAGCCAGGCGGCCCTGGTCACCGACAGCGCGGCCGCCGCCGACACCGCTCGCCAGCTGGATCGCGACCGTCGCTTCTTCATGGACTCCGCGCTGCCGCGCTTTCAGGATCCCGAGGCCCGGGAGGAGCACGACCGCGACTACCTGCGCCTGAAGCGTCGGATGTTCTTCCATGTTTGAGCCCGTGAAGGTCGGTCTCGGCGAGTTCCTGCAGGACTTCTACGCCGAGGTGGTGCCCACCACCAAGCCCCTGCAGGAGTTCGCCGAGCGCGGCTTCCCGTACTGCGCGGCCTGGGCGCCGGCACGCATGGTCGACAAGGCCGAGGAGATGCTGTCGCAGTGGCAGCGCAACGACACGCACCAGGCCCCGACCCGGCCGCCCAGCCTGCCGGTGATCCTGGTCGCCGTGGCCAAGGACTGGACGCCTGCCGAGCGCAGCTTCACCACGCAGATCGCCGACCCGGTGGATATCACCTTTCCCGACGACCCCAAGCAACGCTACTTCCGCGTGCGCACCGTGGCCGGCGAAGTCCGCGCCCAGCTGGCGTTCTTCGCCAGCGACGAGCCCACGGCCAAGAGCCTGGCCGCCCAGTTCCTGCTGTACCTGGATTCGCCCAGCCGTCGCCGCTTCCTGGCCCGCTACCCGTTCGCCGGCCTCGAGCACGAGTACCCCGCTCAGGTGGAGGCCCCGGACAATCCGGCGATGAACGTCGAGACCGGCAACAAGAACCTGTCCGTGCTGGCCGTCGACCTGGTGCTCAAGGTCACGGTGCCGCTGTTCATGGCGCCCAAGGCCGGTGAGCCCAACGACGGCAAGGGCGTTCCCGGTACCGACGACCCGGCCGGCTATCCGCTGGTGTCCGAGGTCGATCCCGAGGAGAGAGAGGTCGCCCCATGATCCAGCTGCAGGCCAATATCAGCGGCTTCGCCGGCAGGCCCTCCACGGTGCTGGGCGCCCTCGACGAGGAGACCGGCATCCTGGTGGTGGCCGCCGTGACCGACGTCATGCCTCGCCGCGACGGGTGCGTGGTGATCGACACCAACACACGCGCCGACCGCGATTCGCTGTTCGAGTACGGCGACCTGAAGGAGGCCATCACCGCCTATTACGACCTCAAGGGCACGGTGGCCGCCGACGGCCGTAGCGCCTGCCTGCGCTTCATGGAGCGCGCCATGCGTGCCGACCCGGCCGGCGGCATCGAGATGGACGGCGTGGACACGACGGGCCCCATCTACCGCATCTCGCCGGACGCCGGCAATGCACAGGTGGGCGCCCTGGCGCTGTGCCGCTACGCCAAGCACTACGGCGCGGTGGCCGACACCCTGGCCATGGCCGACGAGCTCTCCCGGCTGCTGGCCGGGCAGGCGGTGACCATATGAGCGTCGACCGCAAGAGCCAGGCCGCACGGGTGTTCTATCGCCTGGTGCGCGACTTCTCGCAGTCGGTGAAGCCCTGGGAGCAGGCCATCTACCACGACGTGGCCCCGGACGAGCGCTGGGACATCACGCTCACCGCGCGCAAGGTCTACGGCGACGCCGGCGAGTTCCTGGCCATCATGGCCGCCGCCGGCATGGAGACCGTCGACCAGCCCCTGGAGCAACAGCGCCTGGTGCTGCCCACTGCCGACCGGCTGCGCGCCTTCAAGCGCCGCGCCGGCTTCGAGTCGCGTGCCGACCACCGCGACCGCGACGGCGCGACATGGAGGACTGACTGATGGCTGGTGATCCGAGGGCGATATCGAGACTCAGCGGCAGTGCCGCCGAGGCGCGCGCCCGCGCGAGCGAGGACAGGCAGCAGCGCCAGGCGGCGCCCAACATCCTCAATCCCAACGAGGTGCGCGGCGACTACGACGCCAGCCGCATGCTGATGACCACCCTGGGCGGGGAGGTGCGACCCGTCACCGCCGACGACCTGGCCATGTTCCGCCACAACGCGCGCACAGCCGGCCAGCGTTTCAAGGGGGGCATCACCGCACGCCAGGTCATCGACCTGTCGCTGTCCGTCGATCGCGACCGCGCCCGGCGGCAGATCACCATGGCGGTACCGTCGGCGGCCCGTGGCGTGCGCAGCAGCAACCGCCAGGTGTCCGCCCTGGAGGTGCGCTTCATCACCAATGCCGGCCCGGACAGCGACGTCAGTCGCCACCACGTCACGGTGGAGTTCACCGGCTATCAGACGGCCATCGCCTCCGGGGCGGAGAGCGTGAAGCGTGCGGCCGCCCGCCTGCGCAAGGAGGGCATCCGCTTCGACTGCGACTGTGGGCGCCACCGCTACTGGTACCGCTACATCGCCACCATTGGCCGCTATAACGCCGGCCGTCCCGAGACCGGCTACCCCAAGATCCGCAACCCCAAGCTCAACGGCGTGGCGTGCAAGCACGTGCTGCGCGTCATGTCGGAGATCGAGGGCGGTAGCGCCGTGCAGGCCTTCCTGGCCCGCGCCATCGAGAAGGGGCGCCAGACCGAGGACGGCAGCGGCCACATTCGCCAGCGGCAGAAGGAGGCCGAGAAGCTGGCCGACAAGCAGGCCAAGCGCCCCCGGGGCGGGCCATCCAATACCGGCGACCGCGACTTCGACCGCGCCCGGCGTGCCCTGCGTCGGCAGAGCCGGGCCACCACCACCAAGCCCAAGCGCACGGCCAATGGCAGCAAGCGCATGCAGGCCTTGGGCGCTTCGCCCGCCGCCCGTGACAAGCTGATCGCCACCGCCCGCGAGCTGGGCCTGACGCCCGAGCAGGCCGTCGCCATTCTTCAGGGGGGCAAGTAAATGCTCAACAACGTGCCGACGGGCATCAATGCCATGGCCCGCAACGTCATCATCAACCACCCCAACACCTACAACTGCGAGGTCTACCGGCGCCGCGTCGGCCGCACCAGCGCGAATGAGGTCGGCGGCGCGCCCACTCTGGGCGGCATGGCGGTCATGAGCTCCGAGGATGAGGACGATATCCGCTGGGAGCTGGTCGGCCTGGGCTTCGCACTGCCAGCCGAGCAGTTCCAGCCGTCGCCGATGATGGACCGCCGCGACGCGAACAACGGCTATGCCGACGAGCTGCGCTTCCTGGTCGAGCCCGAGGAGATGATTGGCGACCCCGGTGGCTTCGAGGTGCTCAAGCGCGACGTCATCTACCTGCTGCTGGGCGAGGGCGAGAACGCGCCCAAAGTGGCCTACGAGATCGTCGAGGTCGAGGCCGTGGTCAACGTGCCCCCCTTCGTGCCCCGCTACGTGGTCAACCGCCGCGACGACCTGGACATCATCGACCCGTCCGCGCCCGAGGACGACACCATTGCCTGACCGCAGCTGCTGCTGTCGATCGTTGCCGGCCTAGCGCCGGCTTTTTTGTGCCGCAAACCCGGAAAAACGCCCGAAACCGCCCGTCGCGACGCCTTCAGACTCAAACCATCCGGCCACCTGGTCGGCCTTGCACTTCCCTGTGAGCAAAGGAGAGAGGGCTATGCCTCAGCACTACTACAGCCGCGAGACCGCCGAGGTCGCCGAGTTCATCGACAGCCTGAAGCAGGAGTCGGTCAAGGGCGGCGTCTTCGATTCGGCCGCCGCTGACGACTTCCTGGCGAACGCCATCAACCAGTCCACCGGCGTCAAGGTGCCGGAGAAACTGCAGGTCGCCCTCGACGAGGCCGACGACAAGACCGCCAGCATGGTGACCCGCGCCATCCTGGACGGCGTGGCTGTCTACGAACAGGCCCACGGCACGTCCTGCCCGGCCGACGTAATGCAGCAGGCGATGCACCTGGCCTACGCCACCACCAATGATGCCCGCCGCAAGATGGGCATGCAGCTCGACTCCGCGACCAGCGAAGGCCACGACGCGCTGTCCCTTCAGCCCAACCGGGCGGTGGTCGCCATCCTGGCCACCCTGACCGAGGCCATTCCGTTCGCCCACTACCTGCCGGCGGACATCAACTCGAACGAGGCCAAGCTGGCCATCATGACCCACCAGGCCGGCCGCGACTACGGCAGCTACGGCGTGGGCGACATCATGGACGGCGGCAACAGCGGCGACGCCTACATCACCTCCGGCCGCGAGCACAAGTGCACCATCGTGACCGATGTCGACGGCCCGACCGGCGACATCACCGGCAAGATCACCGCCGTGCAGGACACGCCGGAGACCTGCGACCCGAACGCCGCTACCGTCAAGCTGCTGCGCGGCCGTTCCCTGGTCTATCTCGACGGCATGATCGTCGCCAAGGAGGTCAACGCCACCGGTACCGGCGCGTCCACCGTCAGCGGCCAGGCCGAGATCGACGGCACCACCCACCAGATCGCCGGCACCATCCACCCGGACACCGGCGATATCGCGCTGACCGCGAATCCGGCGCTGCCCGAGTCCGCGCATGTGCTGGTGGAAGCCTTCATCGACTACGAGCGGGCCCCGGAGCTGACCCCGGAGATCATCACCGCCGTCGACACCTTCCAGCTGTTCGCCAAGCCGTGGCGCGTGACCACTCACCAGACCATCGACAGCCGTACCCAGATGGCCAACGAGCTCGGTCTGGACCCCTACAGCGAGGGCGTGCTCGGCATCCAGTCGCAGTTCTCCAACGAGCGCCACTACGAGGTGCTGCGCAAGGCTCGCCGCCTGGCGTCCCGCAACCAGGAGAGCTTCGACTTCGCCTGGGCGACGCAGGGCGACTACAAGTCACGCTCCGACGTGTGGCGCGACTTCAATGCCGTCGTGGGCGCCGTCAGCCAGCGCATGGCGCTGACCACCATGAACCACGGCGTCACCCACCTCTACGTGGGCGAGAACGTCGCCGCCCAGATGCAGGGCCTGCCCGCCGATATCTGGGAGCCGTCCGGTGTCGTCGAGCGCCCCGGCATCTTCCGCCTGGGCCGCCTGTTCGGCCGCTACGACGTCTACTACAGCCCCAAGGTGGTGCTCGAGAGCGGCGGCAGCGCCGAAGTGCTGTGCGTGGGCCGCGCCACCGACGTGACCCGCAACCCCTTCGTGCTGGGCGATGCCGTGCCGCCGACCGTGATCCCGCTGGCCACCAACGCCGACCTGAAGTCCGGCGCCGGCTTCTACGCGCGCAACTTCACCAGCGTGAACCCGCACCAGCCCAGCTCCACCGGCTGCGCGCTGATCAACGTCACCAACCTGTTCTAAGGGGAGTAGCACATGACTCGACTGGTCATTGGAGCGCCCGTCCTGGGTCAGGACGGCGCCAACCAGAAGGCCAAGGCAGCGTTCAGCGGGGCCGAGTTCCCGCTGACCGTCAAGGTCGTCAACAAGATGACGGTCACGCTCAGCCTGCCCGAGGCCGACATCAAGCTGCGCCCACTGGCCAGCGGCGTGGCCACCTTCCGCAATTTCGACCGCTTGCAACGCGCGGTGTCGAGCCTGGAGCAGATTGCCAAGCTCAACAACGCCAAGGCCCTGGTCGAGCTCGATGCCGGCGAAGCCGATGGCGAGCCCGAGCCGGAGGGCGGCGAACCCGCTGGCGAGGGCAGCGGCCAGGCCGCGGGAGAAGGCGATACCGGCGGCGCCCAGACCGGCGACCCGGCGGTGACCATCGTTCAGGACGACGACGAGGCCTTCATCGTCGAGGTGCAGGGCGTGCGCTTCGAGCCGCTGCGTAACCAGGTGCGGGAAGACGGCACGCTGACCGCCGGCGGCCTGAAGGCCTTCGAGGAAGCCAAGGCAGCCGCCGAGGCCGCAGAGTAAGGGGGTAGCAACCAATGAGCGTGTCATTCGTTCGACAGCTCGGGGCCGAATCGGGGGTTCAGTTGAACCCCCTGGTCGACAACTCCGAGATCCCGACCACGGGAAATGAAGACCAGGTATTCGCTATCGCCATGCGCGCCACGCGCGGGCGTATCGATCGTGCCTTCAAGGCCAACCGCAGCAACGTCCGCCAGCGGCTGGGTCACGGCGAGCCGATGCGCGACAACGAGCTCAACGAGGCCTATGTCCACGTCCGCGAGGCGCTGGACAGCGGTGCCTACGAAGCCGTGGTGGCGCGCCTGCACTCCGATGCCGCCGTGCTGAGCTGGATCGTCGCCACCGAGGTATTGGACGACACCACCAGCGAGCCGACCGGCGAGATCGCGTTCACGGTCTCCGAGACCGAGCCGGCGACCGACTTCCTGTTCGCCGTGAAGCACCTGGAGTGCTTCAACGATGGCGTCATGGTCGAGTTCCGCGCCGACGAGAAGCGCGAGGGCGGGGTCAACGTCGCCAACGACGTCATCACCCTGCGCTTGCTCGAGCCCAACGGCGAGAAGCTGATCGAGATCACCGGCTCCCTGGATCGCGACGCCAAGGACGACAACGGCAACTCCTTCTATCTGCCGACCGTCATCGAGGCGCGCACCGACCGCCTGGAGGTGATTACCGGCGCCACGACCACCATCGCGCCCGACTCCGACGCCTACGGCTACGACGCCATGTATCGCGAGAAGTGGTCGACCTCAGCGGTCATGGACTACTTCGACGAGGGCGGTACCGCCTACACCGTCGACGACTACGTGCGCGCCCGCGAGCAGCTGTACGGCACCCAGCACGGCTATGCCTACATCGCCTCCGGCGGGAGCGAGGCCCCGGGGCTGATCGCCGAGCTGGCGAGCCTGGCCTTCGACACCAACCGCCAGCTGCGCATCGACGTGCCCGGCGGGCTGGACGTCGAGGGCGCCATCGCCTTCGTGGAGCAGATGAACCTGGGCGGCCAGCCCGAGGCCCACCTGCTGCACGCCTTCTGGACGCCGCTGAAGGCCATGGACCCGACCGGCATCAACGGCAAGCGCCACTTCGGCACGGCGACGCTGAACATCGCCATGGCGTGCGGGCGCAACGCGCGGATCAATGCCAAGGGTTTCGCGCCCAAGCATTACCCGATTGCCGGCCGCGAGTGGCCGGTCAGCCGTCAGGGCATCGTGCAGACCTACAGCCCCAACAACCAGGAGCTCAACGCCCTGGCCCGGGCGAAGATCAATCCGGTGATCTTCGAGAACTACTCCGGGGGCGGGCGCTACGTGTTCCGCGATTCGCTGACCAGCGCCATGGTCGACTCCAGCCTGAAGAAGCTGATCGCCGTCGCCGACATGTCGACGTCCATCGACGACGCCGTGACCCGCTTCGGCAAGGACATCCTGCAGCTGCCGATGTCGGTGGCCATCAAGAAGATGCGCGACTTCCTGACCACGCACTTCGAGGCGGCTCAGGCGTCCGGCTGGCTGGTGCCGTCCGACGACCCGGCGATGAATGGCGCGGCCTGGCGCTTCGAGGTGCAGCCCAACGAGCAACGCCCGTATGAGCTGATGGATGTCCGTTACTGGCTGCGCTACGACGGCACCACTCGCCAGATCCACGTGACCCAGACGCTGAGCCGCTAAGGAGAAACCATGAGCGAACTGCAGAACGTGCTGCGCGGGCTGATCTACCCCGCGAAGCGTGAACCCAAGCCCGCCGCCGAGCCCGAGGGCATGCCCCGGCGCTTCCTGGTGCTCGACGACGCGGGCGAGCCGGTGCTCGACTCCGCCGGCGAGTACGAGCACATGAGCCTGCGCATGGATGCCGTCGCCGTCATCCAGCAGTGGATCGAGGAGGACGACCTGGACGATGGCGAGAGCAGCGCCGACCGACTGCTGGCCATGATGGTCGGCATCGCCGACGACAACCAGGACGGCGAGCTCGACGAGGACGAGAACGAGGTGGTCGACGTCGCCCGCGAGGCGGCCTGGGACTACCTGTCCGCCGTGGGGATCGAGGACGAGGATATCGGCCTGCTGCTGGACGACTGGGACGAGGAGGCCGCCGAGCGCATCCGTGACGCCGTGGCTGCTGCGCTGCCCGACGGTGACGCCGCCTTCGACGCCATCGACGACTTCACCTTCGACGAGGCCGACCAGGAAGCCGTATTCGACGCCGCCTACCGCAAGCGCACCGTGGTGCGAGGCGGCAAGAAGAAGCGTGTCAACAAGCGCGTTTCCGGCAACGTGCGGCTGTCCGGCAAGCAGAAGCTGGCCATCCGCAAGGCGCGCAAGAAGGCGCACAGCCCACGGGCCAAGGCGCGCCGCCTGAAGTCCATGAAGGTGCGCCGTCGCATGGGCAAGTAACCCGACGATGGGGTGGGGTGTTTGGCGGCCAGTGGCCGCCTTTTTTCTGACGGGAGTCTGACATGGTGCTGCCATTTACCGGCCTGGGCCCGCTGTGGGACGGCATCAATCCGCACCTGGTGGCGACCATCTACGAGGTCGACCACAAGGGCGAGCCACTGGACGAGAGCGCGCGCGTGCGCTGCCTGTTCGTCGACGACGCCAATCTGGAGGCGACCTTCAACTGGCAATCGCCGTTCGACGGCGCCGGCCCCGAGGCCAGGGCGCCGACGCTGGCCGCCATGCTGCAAAGCGGGGCCATCCAGCCCATCGCCGAGCGCCTGGGCGAAGGTGCTGGCAATGCCACCAAGGAGGTCAGCGAGACCGCGCGCGGGCGCACGGGCATCACCAAGCTCAACAGCACGCAGGTGTTCAGCGGCATGCCGCCTATCCGCCTGCAGACCACGCTCATGCTGCGCGCCTGGCGCGACCCCAGCACCGAGGTCGAGGAGCCGCTGGACCAGCTCATGCGCTGGGTGCTGCCCCAGTACCTGGCGCCCGAGGGCACGCTGCTGACCGCGGCACTGGACTGGTACCAACAGGGCGAACGCGACGTGAACGGCTTCGTCGAGGCCGCCATGCCATCGGCGGCGCCGACCCTGCTGGCCATCCGCTACAAGGGGCGCACCTATGCCCCGATGGTCGTCGAGAGCATCGGCGTACCGCTCAATTCCCCCTCCGACAAGTTCGGCCGCTTCATCCAGCTCCAGCTGCCGGTGACGTTCAGCACGCTGACCGCCATCGATCGCCATGACTGGGATGCCATGAAAGGAGAACCGCAATGATCCACTTCCCGGTGTTGCGCACTCGACGCCTGACGGTGCGCATGAGGGAGCTGGCGATGATCGATGCCATCGCCCTGGCGGCGATACCGCCACACCTCAACGAGGAAGCCACCACTGCCTTCCTGCGCGCCGCCGTCGACGACGTGCAAGGGGTGGAGAACCCCGAGGACTGGACGGTGCAGGAACGCACCATGGCCGTCTGCCACTACATGGCCTCCACCCTCGACGACGGTCCGGACTTCAGCCTGGCCGGCGGCAAGGCCAACTTCTCCGACTACCTGCTGGGCGAGCAGGACTACCCGGGCGAGCGCGTCGAGGTCGGCACCATCGAGGGCGACCGCTGGGAGGCGCGCCACCTGACTGGGGCCCTGTCCGGGGCCATCGAGCGCCTGCAGGGCGAGCTGCCCGGCGTGTCCGGTCATGCCCACTGGCGAATCGGGCGCATGGCCGCCCAGCTCATCGTCAATGGCGACGCCGTGCCGTCTTCCGGCGACGTCGACGCCGCCCTGATCGAGCGCATGCGGGTCATCGCCAACTACCCGGAGAGCGCCTTTGTGCAGCTGCTGGACGCCTTCGAGGCCGTCCGGCATGAGCTCGACCACCTGTTCCTGCTGGAAGCCGACGAGCACGGCCTGATGGCCCTGCCAAGGGAGGACAGCGCGGCTGAAAAGCCGCCGGCGCGATTTCCAGTTGGCACCTGCATCACCGACCTCGCGCGATACCTGGGCGGAAAACCAGCGGCTGCTGGCTCATAGCCTGGCCCTATATTCGTCGACATCGCTGCCCGAGGCGCTGCGCATGACCCACAGCGAGGCCGAGGCCTTCTTCGAGGGCAAGGCCTACGCCGAGTGGCGCAAGGGCAAGGAGCAGGAACTGAAGCTGCAGGCAGCCGTGAACGACCGGCTCAACGGTGTGATTCGCGCCTGCGGTGCAATCGTCAAGACAGTGGCATCACTGGGGCGTCGGTAGGGCGTCGCGAGGTGTCCGGCCATGCGCAATGAGGAGGGCGATGTGGCAGAACCAACGACCAGCGCAGCGGCGGCAGCGACAGCGACCGGTATCGGGCTGGCGGCCCTGCTGCCCTGGATCAACGCCAACTCCCTGATGGGGGCCGCCCTGGGGGCCGGTCTGGTGGCCTACACCAAGACCGACCTTCGGGCCTGGCAGCGCATCGGCGCGCTGCTGTTCTCCGCCCTGTGCGGCTACCTGATGACGCCCGAGATCGTCGCCCAGACCCCGGTCACCCATGACGGGGCCGGCGGCTTCATCGGCGCCATCGTGATCGTCCCGCTGTCGCTGAAACTCATCCAGCACGTCGAAAGGTTCGACCTGGCGACGTGGCTTGACCGCCGCAAAGGCAAGTGAGGCGAGGCAATGGCTGAGACAGGCGTTATCCATAACATCGTGCCCGTCGTGGCGGCTTGCAGTTACTTCATTGCAGCCGTGCGACTGGCCACCTTCCGGCGCGGCAGTCGCCGCTACAAGCGTCACCTGTCGCTATTCGCCAGCGCCCTCATCGGCACCTTGCTGTGTGCCGGGCTCGAGATCGTGTTCCTCGAGCCGGAGGTGAGCGTCTTTCAGAGTGCGCTGGCCCTGCTGTTCTGTGTCCTGACGCTGCGCGCGCGGGGCAATGTCGCCACCCTGATGAGGATGCCCCATGACGGTTCTACTCAAGCGCGGTAGCCGCGGCGATGCCGTGCGCCACCTGCAACGCGACCTAGGCTTTGCAGCCGATGATGTCGACGGCATCTACGGACCGATGACCGAGCGCGCCGTGCGCGAATTCCAGCTGCGCCACGGACTGGCCGTCGACGGCGTGGCCGGCCCGGACACTTTCGACGCCCTGGCCGGTGGCGAGACCGGTGACGCCAACATGCGCGCCTTCCTGGACATGATCAGCCACGCCGAGGGTACCGACCGCTACGGCGACGAGGCGGGCTACAACGTGATCGTCGGCGGCGAACTGTTCACGGACTACAGCGACCACCCCAACAAGCGGGTCTGGCTGCCGGCCTATGGCATCCACTCCACGGCGGCCGGCCGGTACCAGATCCTGCACCGCTACTGGAAGCACTACCAGGCGCAGCTCGGCCTGCCCGACTTCGGCCCCGCGTCGCAGGACCGCTACGCCATCCAGCAGATTCGCGAGCGCGGCGCCTATCACGACGTGATGGCCGGGCGTATCAGCGATGCCATCCGCAAGTGCGCCAACATCTGGGCCTCCTTCCCGGGCGCGGGCTACGGCCAGCGCGAAGTGGCTGCGCGGGATCTTCTCGATTTCTACCAGCAGCGGGGCGGGAGGCTTGCATGATGCTCGAGATCGTTATCGGGATTGGCATGGCCATGCTTGGCCACCTGGTGCACCTGCTGAAGCGCGTCGTCGAGGCCCGCGCGGGCGGGCAGGGCGTGGGGATCGTCGACTACGTGAAGAGCCGGCGCTACCGCACGGCGCTGGGCATGGCCGGCAGTGCCGTGGCCATGGGCTTCATGATCGACAGCGGCCAGGTGACCGCGATGGGTGCCTTCGCCGCCGGCTACATGGCGGATAGCGGCCTGTCGATGCTGGGCAAGCGGGAGGGCCGAGCATGATTAGCCGCCTATGGCAGATCGTCGCCGGCGCCCTGGGGCTGACCGCCGCCGTGCTGGGCTTCCTGCTGCAAAACGCCCAACGACAACGCGACAACGCCAGCCAGCGTGCCGACCGCCAGGCCCGGCGGGCCGATACCGCTGAACAACGCATCGCCCAGCGCCAGGCCGCCGACGTGGCCAGCGCCGAGGCCAAGGAGGAGGGGGAGCGACATGTCGAGCAAGTCCGCACTGAAGCGCGCAGCGGTCGGCGCGACCATTTTGCTGATGGCTGGATGCGCCACGAGGACTGAGACCGTCTTCGTGCAGGAGCCGCTGCCGGTACCCGACCGGCCCGCGCTGCCGCGCATCCCGGCCGACGCCATGGCGTGCCTGCCCGATGACGCCTATGAGGGCCTGGCCGCACGCGACGCCACCTTGCAGGGCCATGTTCGGCGCCTGGAGGCCGTCATCCGCACCACGCACTGAAGGAGGGCGCCATGCCTGCCCGTCTCGCCAAGCCCGTTGCCGCCCTGCTGATTGCCCTGCTGGTAGCCGGTTGTGCACACCGCCCGGGGGCGGGCAGTTACCTGGATGGCGCGACCACGTTCGCCGCCATCGAGGCGCCCGGCCTGGAGGAGGCCAACCCGCTGTTCGACGGCCTCACCGGGCCCCAAGCCTTCGTCGCCACCATCGCCGTCAAGCACGGCATGAAGTATGCCCTGACGCCCTGGATGGGCGAACGCGCGGCCGAGCGCAGCATAGAGACCGGCGGCATGACGGCCGGCGGCTGGAACCTGGCCCTGCTGGCGGGCGCACCCTATGGGCTGGCCGCCGCGGCCGGGCTGGTGGCCGGGCTGGTGTACTGGCGCAAGACCGCACAGGAAAACCGCGCGGCCCCGGCGCTCGGGGCGGCGATACGCTGACATCTCAAGGCCATGGTGCGCCATGGCTGCGTCGTAATCCGACCTCCGTTGACCCAATGAGAGCTTCGCCATGACCGTATCCAATGCCTCTTACCTGAAGGGCTTCTACGACCAGACCAAGGCCATGGGCCAGAAGGTCGTGAACTCCGACTTCACCTTCGAGATCGAGGGCTTCGAGCAGAACTACCTGCTGGCCCGGCAGTGCCCGTGGCCGGACGTGGCCGTGCAAGGCGAGATCGAGGTGCCGTCGCCGCTGGGCGCCGCTTTGTTCGAGCCGCAGCAGATCCGCGTCAACCACCAGGGTCAGGTGACCTTCATGGAGGTGACGGCCGGCAGCATCGACCAGATGCTGGTCGACATCATCGCCAACGGCGGCACCTTCAACGCCAAGATCTACGAGGGCACGCCCGAGCGCTACCTGCGCTACAAGCGCATCACCGATGCCTTCATCCAGATCGACGACCCCGACCGCGACTGGGAGAACCGCAGCCAGATCCTGACCTTCAGCGGCACCATGTTCTTCCACTACTTCGGTGAGATCGTGGAAGGCAATAGCGCGGATTATCGCTGATGGCCATCCTGGCGAACCTGGTGGCCCGGTTCGTCGAGAACGAACGCGGGGCCGCCAACATCTTGCCACCCGAATCCGTCACGGCCCTGGCCGTGGCGGCGGTGTCGTACTACGCCGGCTTCGCCGAGCTCACGCACCTGGCCGACGGCGCGGAGATCGACGACACCCTGGACGTCACGGTGTCCGAGTGGGCAGAGATTCGCCCGCTGTTCGTGCTCTACGTCGAGCGCGAGAACGCGCTACAGCTGGAGGCGACCGGCATCCTCAGTGCCGGCGGCGGCTTCGGGCGGTCCAGCTCCGAGGTCGGCGGCGAGATTGCCCAGATGGAGGCCGAGCTGCCGCGTCGCGTCTTCTATCACCCGGTCATCACGATCTAGGGGGTAGGACATGGAGCTGTATTTCGGCGAGAACGGCGACCAACGCATCCGCGGCGACTTCATCCGCCGGGCGGTGCTGCGCTCCGACCTGGTGCCGATACCGCTCACCCTGGAAGCCGAGATCCGCGTCGGTACCGAGACCGCCCAGCACTTCGAGGTCGGGCGCTCGATCACCACCTATGACGGCGACGAGCTGGAGATCATCAAGTCCGAGCACGTCCAGCAGGCGCGCATGCAGGGCGACGACCTGTCCGGCTATGTGCGGCTGATCGCCACCCTGAAGCCGGTGACGCCGGTGGCGTTCATCAAGCCCCGGGCGGTGATCAAGCACGGCGCCACCCTGGCCGAGGTCTATCGCGCGTGCGGGGCCACGCTGCGCGGCATCGAGGGCGACTTCGCGGTACCGCGCTTCGTCTGCCTGGCCGGTGAGGCCCACACCTATCACATCGCCCGCGCCCTGCAGGAGGCGGGCGGCGTCGTTAGGTGGCGAAACGGCCGCCTGGCATTCATCCCGCTGGGCTCGCTGTTCGACCAGGAGCCGGTGGACACCATCGTCGACTCCGCCTCCGATGACGTGGAGTCCGGCTTCCTGGAGCGCCACGACATCCCGTGGTTCTACAGCCTGGATGCCGATGGCGAGTTCGTGTACGGCAACCGGGGCAAGCCGCGCGCCGCGCGCTTCCAGCCGGGCGCCAACGCAATGACGCTGCGCAACATGACGGGCTGCCTGGTGCTGACCAAGGTCACGCGCCTGAAGTACACGCAGAAGATCGCCGCCGGCGACCTGATCGAGGTCGTGGGCGGGGAGCCGCTGGTGGCCATGACGGTCGCCAACCTGTTCGCGCCCGGGGCCGACGGCGATGCCCCGGAGCAATTCACCCGCGTATGGCTGGGGAGGTGGGAGCGATGAGTGCGACCGGAGGCGGCCTGCTGGCCGGCAAGTGGCCGGCGGTAGTCACGTCCTACGACGGCGACAGCCGCACTTGCGAGGTCAGCATCCCGGGCATCACCGATGGTGCCGAGGGTGGCCTGATCGCCGAGATCGAGTACCCCATCGGCGACAAGTCCCGGCACGAGACCATGACCGAGATCGAGGTGCTGGCCGGCGACAAGGTGTGGGTCGAGTTCATACAGGGCGACCCGCGCCACCCGCTGATCACCGGCTGGCGGAACCCGACGACCGGCAACTCCATCGGCTGGCGGCGCTGGCACAAGGAGAACATGCAGTTGCTCACCGATGCCGAGATGCGCCTGAACTCCGGCGGCCTGGTGCACGTCAGCGCCAAGGACAGCATCACCCTGCAGGTGGGTAGCTCGACCATCACCCTGACGCCAGGCGATATCACGCAGCTGGCCAGCATGATCAACCTGAACTGACAAGGAGGCCGCCATGGCTGCCAATCTCCTGTTCTCCTTCGACGACCTGACCCGCAAGGACAAGGCCGTCAAGGAGCTCGAAAAGCACTTCAAGCGCGCCGGCGCCAACCCGGTGAGCGTCGACGTCGACTCCCGCGTCAAGCGCACCAGCGGCGTCAGCTACCGCGAAATCAGCCTGACCTTCTCCGACAGCCAGGTGGTCAAGCTGCGCATCAAGCGCCCGGGCGACATCTTTCAGGTCATGCTCAACCGCAAGGTCATGCCGATGGCCAACCAGGACGATCACGCCAAGGCCATCGGCGAGATCGTGCAGGCCATGGACCGGGGCCGGACGGCCTTCCAGAAGCGCCTGGCCAAGGCCAAGGTGAAGCTGCCCAAGCGCATGAAGACGGCGGCCCCGCGCATGGAGACCCGCCTCGAGGAGAAGCGCGACGCCCTCAAGGAGGCCGTGGACGACGCCCGCCAGCAGCTCGCCGAGCTCAAGCCTGACGCCGCCTGATCGCCATGGCCACGACCGAGACCTGGACGCCGCCGCCAGACGTGCTGTTCAGCCTGCCGGAGACCGGCGGCCCGGTGTCGACCACCATCAGCGTGGACGTGGAGGGCGTCGACCCCGTGACCGGGCTGCCGGCGCCGGTGGCGGTGACCGGCTACCGGGGGAGCATCACCCCGGAACAGAGCGTGCTGGCGGTGGAGGGTGGTCCCGACGGCCTGACGGTGAGCGCTGGCAACCTGGCCGGACTGTTCCCCATCGACTTCATCGACTACCTGCAGGACGGCCAGGTGGCCCGCGTGCTCGACTGGCAGGCGCTGCCCGCCAGTGCCGAGGAGGTGATCGAGTTCCGACCCAGCCGCGACACCACGCGCGCCTACCGGCTCGACGTGATCGCCGACCTCGAGGACGGCAGCGAGGCCTACATGTCGTACCTGATCGAGATTCACCAGGACTGGACGGCCGGCCGCGACCGGCTGAAGGAGGAGATCGATGCCCGCCGTCACTCGGCAAGGCGATAGCTGCACCGGACACGGGGCGTTCCCGCCGCGCAACAGCACGAGCGGAAGCCCTGACGTCATGGTCAACGGCATCCCGGCTCACCGCGTGGGCGATGGCTGGGCCACGCACTGCAACGACGTGCCGGTCTGCCACGGCGGCGCCCTGGCCAGCGGGTCAGGCAGCGTCAACGTCAACGGCAAGCCCCTGGGGCGTGTCGGCGACTCCGTGGACTGCGGCTCTGCCGTGGCGGCCGGCTCCGGTGA